GTTCTCATGAGTGCGAGATACCTTGCCTTGCCACTGCCCTTCTGTAAAAAATGCTATTTCCATACGTCTTCCCATCCATCTTCACTGTCGCTGTTGACTCTAGCGGCCTTATCATCTATATACAAAACTCCAGCAATCTTGCCCATGAAAGCGTGATGATATTTAACCCCATGTTTTTCTAACCAATCGGTCCATTCACGATATCCTCGTTCGTATTGTAAGTGTATATTACCCTGTTCTCTATCTCCATATCGCGCAGTATATAATATAATGGTATAGCCTTTATCATACAATTTATTTACTTGTTCTATACCATAGGCCAAAGGGTTGGCTTTGCTATAATCGCCCTTGTGAGTTTTATCAGCAATCACCCCATCACAGTCTACGCTTAAGGTGTTAGAAGATTCTGGTAATGGCATTTTAGCTTTCTCCTATATCATCTCGGTCATATAATTCAAATCTTTAATAGCCAAATAAATTTGTTCGTTTTGTTGCGGTATTGATAAGTTATCGTTCTCAATGACAGCATCGCATAATTGCAAGCATTCGCCTATTTGCGTTTCACTCTCATGCATATCAGAGGCTTTGTAGGGATTTCTAGTTAAACCAATAACAAAACCGTCCTGTGCTTGAATGGCTTTAATCTCATTATCAAATCTTACGTCTGATACCAACGCTACTTCGGGATCATCCTCTTGTATTTGTCGTAGGCAGGCATCAACCCACACATTTTGATACATAGAACGAAAAATATCAGTCCCCAGATATTGCAACACTTCTCTACCAGTCATGGGTCCGGGCGGTTGTGATTTGGCATTATTTCCCGGAATACTTTCCCATTGAATATGGGTGTGGGTATTTTTTTGTTCATCAGTGCCAAAAGCTTGTTCTTCTTTTATTCCCAATACATCAACAGCCATACGTTTAAGCTTTTCGGCAAAAGAATACCTTTTTATAAATTTGCCAAGTTCGTTTGAAAACAAATCATCTACATTTACATACGGGGGTTTGAAAGGCATCCATTCTTGACCGGATATTGAGTCATCTAATATATCTGTAACTTCTATTTCTCCTGTATTAGTCAGTCTAGTACTTTTACTAATACCTAACTCAGCAATTTTAGCAGCTAAAATAAAGTTACAAGCCGTATCTTTGCCAGACTGTTTTCTGCCTGCAAATCCGATAATTTGTGTCATGATATAATTCGCCGTAGTGTTTGGATATTCCCATCGGCCTCAGAAATGTCTTTAAGAAGAGTTATAACTTCTCCAACAACATCGGGGTGTTCTGCAACACCCACTGGTGCAAGTAAGTATGCATTTATATTAGCCATTGCCCGTGTTTTTTGTGCTACAAAGTTAGCTTCCACCGCACCCAGTATAGCTTGTTGCGCTGTAACAGAAGAGGGTTGCGATGGATCATTTGGACCCGGAGGCGTTGGTGAATTTGTAACTTGATCTTGATCGCCCATTTTAAAACCATCAGCCATAATAAGCTTCTCCTATTTTAGAAATTAAAGGTTTAATATCACTAGTAACTACATCGACATCGATATCTCCTATATCGTTTTGTTCAAACTGAGGTGAATATAACCGATACATTTTGGAACATTGGTCATAAATTTTTTGTGTTCCCTTTTTTCCCGCTTCATCCTTATCTAATAAACATACTATAGAAAATGCTCCTGATGCATCTATAATCTTTTTCTGATTATTGCTAAGATAAGCTCCAAACATTGCTACCGAATTATGAATTCCAGCCTCTTCTAGTCTCCACACATTTCCGGGAGATTCCACTAAAACAATCACCCCGCTTTTTATGATATGCTCCTTGGCATACCAATAATTATACAAGCAATTTTCCTTTTTAAAGCCCGCTGTGTGCTTCCATTTTGGAAAAAAGTGACATTTTTTTTCAGGATCATGATAATGCTTACATTTTGAGCATTCGGGATGGATGCTGCGTCCGCTAAATCCTAAAATAATCTTTCCCGACTCATCATAAATAGGTACAACAGCACGCTGGTATAGGGGTCTTTTGTGTCGTTTGCAAGTTCCTACATCATATTTATCTAATACCTCAATTGAATATCCTCGTTGCAAATAATACGTGGCAGGAATTTCTACCTTATCACGATACAGGTCTATGCTAATACCTGTGTTTTGTACTTCAGGGGTAGTGAAACTATTAATTAGAGAAGAAAACTTAAGCTTGTCTTCGTCTAAATTAGTACCCGAAGAATGAATTTGACCAAAATCCTGTTCAGTAATTTTTAACAAAAATTCTACCGTTTCATTAAATGAGGCTTCTTTATCTCCGTTGATTTTCCAATTATACCTAACTTGAGACAACCCTCCTCTTACTAGACTAATCAATGATGATCCAAAAATATCTTCACATTGATGAGTTCTGCATTTATAATGTACTCTAATATCTGCGTTATAGTATAGGTTTAATGCTGTAGTATTATCACCCCCATGAATAAAACATGATGACTTCATTAATGTTTCGTTTTTATAGGACGGTTCTATATTAAAGTAGTTATAGATTTTGTCTAGGTGTTCAACGACCAAGCTTGTTAAAGCGTTTAATTTGGCTTGATCTTTATATTTGTATGTGTTCTTATGAGAATGGGATGTCGTCATTATGATTTCCTAAATCGTCATTATCGATTATATTTGTACCATCTTCTAATTCAAATGCTGTTTTACCTTCTGTTAGCTTACCATATTTTCCAATCATATTAACATTAATATAGTCATTAGCTTGTAGCCCTTCTCCATGTCGAGCGATGACAGGAACTAATTTTCTGTTACCGTTCTCAGGACCATCTTTAGCAATCTCTTCATCAGATTTAGATTTATATATACTAAAATTAGAACATAACCAAATAATGCGATCTGATCCACTCGCAGTTTCTGTAGACTCTTTGGTAATGCCGTCCCTGTTTAATTGTATAAATGCCAAAATAGGAACTTCATATTTAATAGCAAAGTTATGCAACGAAGTCATCAGAAATCCTAACAGTTGATATTCTTTCATGTCTCCTTTAATATCAGAGGATTCCATAATTTTTAAATAATCATAAATTATTACGCAGTCCTTAGCTTTCCCCTCTGCGTTTAGACCAACCTCTTTGGCAAGCCACCTTCTCATAATAGAGAGTTGATCTTCAAACGGTTTTCCACCAATAGACTTATAATAATATGGAATATCTTTAACATCTTTAGCTGTGTCACGAATTTTTTGATTTTTATAACTATTAGAAGCAAACTTCCCTGTTTCTATGTCATTGATAGCCACTTCTGTAAGCATGGCAATCCCACGATCCTGATGATCTTTAAGCATCATTTCTGTATCTAAATTTAAAACAGGAATATTTAATTCACGCGCAATATGAATTCCAGCATTTTCTGCAAAAAGTGTTTTGCCAACCTTTGGTCGTGCCCCAATAACGTTAACAGTACCTCTTCGTAGTCCTCCCCCAATAGCAAAATCATATCGGTTAAATCCGGTAGGAATGCCTATTTGATCTATGGGATTTTCTGATAATTCATTTAAGCGATCTTCTAAGTTTTGAAATACTTTTTGAGGAGCATCATCGCCATCGTTGAGAAGAGATGTAAAATCAAAAATAGCCTCTTCTGCAATACCAAGTATGTGCGATATTGGTTCATCACCCCTAACTTGTGAATAACGATCTTTGGTAGTTTCCAGCTGATCATACATCATACGAGCTATTTGCAGCTTACGTACCTTGACCGCCATTTTACGTACATTGTTTAACAATATCGGAAACTTCATAATTCCAGATAAATGTTGAACCTCTTCTTTATTAGATACTAAATCATGTAAGCCAATTTCTTTTGCTGATGATAAAATAGTTGGGAGATCTATGTCAGTGTTGATTTCTTTATCCATAACATGCTTGAGACAAGCATATATCATAGAGTTTGATTCTATGGTAAAGCTATCAGCACCAATTAAGTCTGCTACGTCATGATATGCTTTTGAACCATATCGACAGACACCTGCTAATATCGCACGCTCCGCCGGAGCATCGGACAGCATCATACGTCGTTCCTTTTTATGTATTATGTATAAAGTTTGTAAATGTCTTTATTGATATAAAATGACTAATGCTTCCCGCGATAACAAAAAGGTGCCAGATGGCATGAAAATAATACTTACGTAAATCTAATAGTAAAAATATGGTGCCAATAGTGTAAAGAGCACCCCCAACTACAAGCCAAAATATAGACAATAATGATACCTGTTCCCACATAGGAATTATGCCTATTGCTTCAATCCATCCAAGCAAGATATATAAGATTAATGCAACATCGTTTACTCGATGTGCAAATATAGTTTTGGACAAAAATCCAATAAGGGCCACAGCTAAAATAAGAATATAGAACCATGTCCATAGAGGATGTTTACACAAGGTTATTAAAAATGGAGTGCCAGTACCTACAATGAGTAAGTATATACATCCTTGATCAAGTTTACATAATCCAGTATTGATTTTTTGAAAGAGATACATATGAGACATGGTAGATATTGCATATACTAATACCAGAGTGGTTATGTATGCGTAACATCCCAACATTATTAATGTGTTTGAATATGTTTGCGTAGCAGTTAGTAAGACATATCCACCAATGATACTTAATAGAAATCCTATACCATGTGTCAACGATGATACAAATTCTTCTTTACGTGTTCTCAACATAGACTCCTAAATTATCTTTCCCTAGTATGACCACGGCAAGAACAACTATTGCATCTGAAGCGATCTCGTTCGGGGGGAACTAGGGCGGGAGCCACTTCAGACATTTTGCCGCAGTCCATACACTTGATTGACACCTTTTTAAACTTTGGCCCGTTACTCATTATATCATGGGTTTTGGGTTTGTCAAGCCCCTTTGTCTTATCAAATTTTGACGCCTGTTGCAATTCGTTTTGTTCTTCGGGACTGAGGTTTAAATTATGTATAAGGCCCGTGTCTTTGGAACTCGTAGCCTCACTGGTCTTACGTTTGGTTTTTCGTTTTCCACTACCCCGTCTCTTGTTACGGGGTTTTTTTGATATATTATTAAGTATGTCACCCAACGCAGACAATTCTGTTTCAGATAAAGTACTTAACATGTCTTGTAATTCTTGTTTATCCATACTTTGTAGCCTTTGCTCTTTGAACATTTAGAAAAATATCACTTATATTTTTAATAGACGAAGAAAGATAGTTGGTTCTGTCTGCTCTTTGTTGAGCATATCTTTTAATGTCAGATATCTTGCTGGTATATGTATCTTCTTTAACAGCTTGATTAAATTGACTTTCCCATGAACCCTTATAAGATTGTTCCCTTCCCGCAATACATACTTTTAGGGTTCTATCGGCCCAATTTATACGTGCCACTTCCCTATTATAACTTCTTTGTAAATGGAACGATAAAGAAGCTAGAAGCATCGCTGCTTCTGAGCATTGTTCTGGGGTTAGCTTTTCAATTTGGTTTCTAGATAGCTGTAAATATTGTTTGGCTGAGTTGTCATGAAAGTCAGCGTTGAATTTCGGAAGACCTAAAGAAGTCTCGTACTCATCCAATACCGCATCTATTTTATCTAACTGTTCCTTTGCAAAATCCTGCTTATCCATTGCTGTTCATTCTCGTTAAATGGCAATTCAATATAGTTTAAATTATTTATACTGCACCAATCTTGTAGCTCACTATCTCGTTTCTTTTGATTTAAAAAATCTTGAGCACAAGAATGGTATAGGCTATTAAATTTATAGTGTTGTTGACCATGAACTTCTATAACCGTTTTAATAGTGTTGATATAAAAGTCAACAAAGATTTGTTTATTATAGCGGAGTCGAACACTTACCTCTTCACAAATTTGTAATGTGGGATATGTTTCTCGTAGTATAGAACGAGCGGTTAAATGAAGCTGGGATCGAGGACGTATATCGCCGCTTCTAACTACCGCTCCCTCTGTCTTCCATGTATATAGGTGACCATCTAAATCTCTAATTTTCATTTGTTTGTACGGACGGCGGTCGTTGTAAATCTTGTAATGGTTTATGAGGTAATAGAACAGGGAATTGCTTTGAGTCGTCGGTTGGGTCTGTCTTATCTTCCGATGGTTTATTTTCTATAGGAATTTTTACGATATCGTTATACGAAGGCACTTCCAAGGTTTCGTCTAATGCCCATAAGATATTCTGACTTGTCGCCCACTTACGCATACGTCTAACAGGAACAATCAGATTAAAGGTTTCACCCGCCCCTCGTACCAACATTCCAGCATATCTTCCACTATTGTCGCCAGATGATTCAGTAAGAAAAATTCCTCCTCCTGAACTGCCCGGAAATGCTGGAGCGCTAGTTTGATCAAATACAACTCCATCTCCCGTTCCCAATTCTAACACTCGTCCAACCTTAGACATTATACCTCGCGTCATCGAATTTGATCCAACCTGTCCCAACAGACTTCCTACATGATACAGCTCTGTGCCTACAGGAACAGGGTCGTCAGATGAGTGAAACAATATATTTTGATCGACAAAATTTCTTTTTCTAACCAACAGCAGTGCCAAATCCTCACCGCTATCAGGATCGCTATATTTTATAACCTTAGCATCCATTTTAATTTCGCCAACACGTCGGCCCTTTTCTACTAACTCTTTTACAATTTTCGCATCTTTAAATTCTACAACTTTCTTAGGAATTCCCTCCTCAATTGTATTTCTAACAGAACGAAGGCTCGTTACAACGTGTGCAGCGGTCCAAACGAAATTAATTTTTTCTTTAGCATTGCCAACATGAACTTCGCGGGTAATGATTACTCCAGAGCCTTCACCACGTCCTGCTTTAACAGTGACAGACACATCTTGTAGCTTTTGATACAATGCTGCATCGCCACCAAAAGCTTGAATTGTACTAATCGTCAACAATGATACCGCTAGTAATGTTTTTTGAATCATAAGACTCACCTTTCTATTCCAATCATAGAGAAAATATCGTTTTCAAATTTTGTATATTGATCTGGATTGTTTTCTAAATATGTAGCCAGATTATTTTTCCCTTGCATCTTTTCTTCATTTGGCAGCGTTAGCCATGCACCGCTTTTTTTGACTATACCAAAGTCAACTAGTAAATCAGCTAGTTCCATTTCTTTCCAAATACCACGTCCATATTTAATATGGCTGTCTACCTTTTGTCCCGGTGGTCCTATAGCCGAAGTCACGACCTGCCAATGTATTGTTTGTCCAATTTGCGTATCACCTTGCATAATGGACGACATATGGCTGGCATGTAATTTAACATCTACTTGATATTTTAAAGCAGTCCCTGATTTTTCTACTTTCGCTTTTCCTCTTCCAAAAGTAGAAACATTTGCCATCAAATGCGTAATACCTACCACTGTTACCTTATTAATTGGTAAGGCAGGGGCCATTCTCCTACAAAACTTAGCTAATATTTTTTGTACATTCATAACTTGTTGATCTGATAAATCTCCGGTAAGTTCTGCATCGCTAGCCAACGCTGAAAAAGAATCTATTACACATATTGTATTGGGTTGGGTATGGATTATTTGGTCGAAAATACCTAAATATTTTTCTGCCGATAAAATGTTACCTTGTGTTGAACCTATAATTTGAATTTTTTCTGCATCAGAATCTAGCTCTTTGATTCCTTCTATATCTCGTTTTCTAAGACGACCTTCTACATTTCCATAGTAAATTTTGCGATTATCTTGTTGGGCGTTGGCACAAAATGTTAAAGCTGTAAGGGTTTTGCCTACCTTTTCTGGACCAGTCATAATAAATAAAGATCCTTCGGGTACTCCACCACCTAACGCAATATCTATCTTGGGACTAACCGATATAATTTTTAATTTTTGATCAGTTATGGAAGACGGATCATGAATCACATCTCCATATTCCTTAATAATATCTTTAGTCATTCTAATTCCTCCAGCTTAGATACAATAGACTTTTTATCATTGTTTGTGGTAAAGTTTTTTGGCTTATTAAAATCATACGATATGCCATTATCGTTGGTAGGAGCTTTAACTATATAGCTATAGTCATCTATTTTTTCATGTACCCACTTAGGCCGCAAGCTCATAATGTATCGATTCTCTTTTAAAAATGCAACTATTTTATCAACCGTATGTTTCTCTATTAGTTTTGTTAAGCTACGATTGTTAATTTGCTCTGTATAAAACTCTTGCCATTGTGTTAAGCCAAGTACTTTGGTATAAAATCCTCGCGGGAGTTCTTGTGACGATCCCGTCTTATATTTGTTTTGTAATGCTTTATTTTCGCATATCAATTCTACGATATATTGTCGTCCAGTTACCCATGCAAATCCGTTCGCGTCCATATCAGATGAATATCGTGAAGGATAACGATTGTCGTGTGAACGTTCTTTAGCCATCTGATCTAATCTTATGAATCCAAGTGGAACGATTATCGCTAGGAATAGACTTATCTTTTGATGCGTCTACCTGTACAGAAGCTGTCTCTGTCATTATGCTGACTCCCTTACTTCCCGAAGCTGTTTTATTAATAAAAAGCTGTTCTCTAGCAGCGTCTGATTTAATTAGTTCTACTTCCCTTTCAATAATAGGGGCAGTCCTATCTAATTGAGTAGCCATAATCGTTATAGACATGTCGTCGCTTAACATTCCTTTGATACATGCTTTTTCTACATCTGTCAATTTACCCTTCTTCATAATAGCTCCCTTTCTGCATTGTGTAAATATGCAATATTCTTAGTTCTTAAAAAATTTCTATAGAATTCAAACACCTTTTCTCCTACTTCTGTGAATCGCCATTCTAATCTACCGGCATGTCCTAATCGTCTAGATGCCATCCCCTCGCTAAACATACCAACCGGATTAAATAATCTACCATGCTTTCCTCGTTTGGCATAATATTTAGTTCTTTTACCAATAGTAATTTTCATTGCAAAAGCTATTGGCGATTCTTTTGCTGTTTCTGAATCTGATTCTACACATGGATATTTACTATCTTCTAAATAGTCTTCTTTTCCTGCAATAGTATATATCACCTCTATTCTCTTAGGTTCTTTTGTCGGCTTTTTTTTATTAATTACGTGGGTATCAGGTTGTTTCTTTCCTACTTTCTTTTTCGCCATAATATCTCCTTTAATCTTTAGTCCATTTGATATTTTCGTTAGGTTTGTCCATACGTTTCATTCCTGTGGGCAATTGGTGCATACCCCCTGTCTTTTTTGTCTTAGCATTGGCCATCATATCTTCTACTTTTTGTTTGCCATATTTAGCTGTTTGTTTTTCCGCATACTGACCAATAGTTTTAGATTCCGACGCTGAAGATGCTATAATACCTTTTACATTGTCCGTAGCAAAGTCCCTAATTAACTTACCTTTACAGAAAGGGCATCGTATTTTTTTAGATTTATTTGTATATTCTGACATTTTAAAAAACAACACGGTTTGTTCAGAACATTGGGTGCATTCAAATGTATAGTCTGGCATTGTGCGCTCCCATATTGATTATACTCTCTAATCTCCTTAATATAATCACATATTTAATAAAGTTTATTTGTTGGATATAATTAGTTCGTTTACACACACTTAGACCATCCACATTGAGTACAGGTAATACATCCCTCTTGTCGTATCAATCCCTTATTCTCACATTCTTCACATACTCCTTCTTCTTTAGTTCCGTTAGGTATATACTTTTTAAGTGCCCTAGCCATACTTTTTGCTAAGCACGTCAT